GCCGACCACGATGATCGACTTGCTGCTGTGCTGGAGATGGGTCAGCCAGCGCATCATCTCGCGGCCCAGGAGACCGTAGGCGCCGCGCATGTCCGGCTTGCCGGTCTTCTCGCTCATGGCCTCGGGTTGGATCTGGGCCCACTTGAGGGCCTCGCGCGAGGCTACGGTGATGGAGTCGACGAAGATCGTCGTGTACTTGGACAGGTCGAGGCCTTCAAAGACGGCCTTGATCTTCTCGTACATGGCGGCCGAATAGGCGCCGTCGCGGTCGGCCGGGTCCGGGCCGCCGATGTACAGGGCGAGAGCCCGGGCGATCTCCCACGGGTGGGCGCCCAGCTCGGTGGCCGCGCTGCGGACGTCGAGGACGTCGCCAGCCCAGTCCTGGATCGCCAACGTGCCGGCCTCCAGGTCGACGAACAGGGTCGTCTTGGGGTCGAGCGTACGCGCGAGGGTGGTCTTGCCGACTCCGGACGGGCCGAAGATGGCGATGTTGATCTTGGGGACGACCTTGAGGCGGTCGTCAGCCTTGATGATGCGGATCATGATGTCGGTTTGGGTTGGATTCAAAATTAGTTGTTTTTGCTGCCCCTTTGTTTGAGGTTCATCAGCTGTCGATTGATCATGTCCATCTGGAATTCGACGGACTTGGGGACGGCCCTGGCAATCGCGATAGAATGAACCAGGCTCAAAGCGTTATCAGGCATCGGCCACACCCTGTACATGGAACGGCCTTCGGCGTAATAAACGCTTCCGTTCACCTGGATAAATGCCCAGTTGTCCCCGCTAGCCGGATCATCGAGAGACAGTTTGATTGGATTGGTTTCAACCCTCGGGCAGTTGTAGATCGGATCGAGGGCTTCTTCGCTGGATCCGTAGAGATTCATTTCGACATCAGGGCGTTCGGCCTTGAGTTTGTTCATGAATTCTCGGATGGGTTCGTCGTTTATTGCTTTTTTCATCGGTTTGGTTGGGTGGAAAAGTGTTGCAGGGGCGGGAGTCGAACCCACGGAAGCGGCCTTATGAGAGCCGGTGTTGGACCGTCAACGCCCTGCAGATGAATTAGGCCAGGGTGATCTTGGGCTCGGTGTGTTCGACGGTCCGGGCCTCGTTCAGCGCGGCGATCAGGGCGTCGTCGGTCAGGGCCTTGTAGGTGGTCTCCTTGACGGAGAACTTGATGCTGAAGATCTTCTCGACCTTGTCCCAAGGCATGTCGGCGGCGACCGCCTGAAGGCGCTTGGAATCCCAGGTGATCTTGGGCTTGAGCTCGTAGTTGAGTTTGACCCCGTCGATGTCGACGGTGATCGAGCCCTGGGTCTTGCCGGTTTCGGCCAAGGCGGCGGCGAGCTTGTCCTTGGTCCGCTCGGCGATGGCGGCGTGGAACGTGGCCTTGGCCTTTTCCAGCTGGTCGATGGCCAGGTCGATCTTGCGGATGTTGTCGGTCAGCTCCTGGAGGGGGCGGCCGGCGAGGTTGTTGTCATTCATGTCGGTTGTTGGGTTGGATGGAATTGGGTCCAGGCAGTACGGTCCTGACGTATTCGGAGATCACGAGCGGCTTGCCCTCGCGCTTGGCCAGCTCCATCAGGATCAGGAGCCGGGACGACGGGATCGAGCTGCGCTCGGTCCATTTCTCGATCGTCTTGACCGAGATGGAATGTCGCATGGTGTTGTTCAGCCGGCGCCAAAGCTCGGTCCTGCCGCCGAAGCGGTGGATGATCGCCTTTACGTCTAGGACATACATCGGTTCACGCACCGTGCCCGACGATCAGGGCCGCGCAACTACAATTCGTCGGACTGTCAGCGATTCTTGAAAAGCCTGTAGATGGTAGCACCTAGAACGGCGGCCGAACCAAATGTCATGGCGATCGCGATGTCCCTGGTGGCCTTCATGGCCAGGGTCGCTTGGCTCAGTTGATGCTCCGTGTTCTTGTCGTCGAACTTGAGCCCCTCGGCGGTGATCAGGCCGGCCATGGCGTGGCTGTCCTGGAAGGCGTTGAGCGTGTACTGCAGCAGCCAGGCGGTGGCGCCGGCGCAGCTGATCGTCACGATCGCCGAGACCAGGACCGCGTACAGGTCGTTAGCCCCGCTTGCGCTTGGGCTTTGCTTCGGCTTTGGCTTCATTGAGCTTGGCGTTGAGCTTGGTCCTGACCATGGCCAGGGTCCAGTCGGCCACCTCAGGGGCGGCATAAGACAAGGCGCCGACCGCGGCGAACTGAAGGTGGATCGAGCTGATGTATTCCTTGACGACCATCGAGCTGAAGAACCCGACGACGCACGCTACGAAGATCCGGCGCGCGACATAACCCACCGACTGTTTCTCGGTGGACATGACCAGGCGCGCGGTCATGGCGCCGGCGCCCAGGGCCGACGCCGTGGCCCCGTCGCGGATCACTTGTTGGACCTCGTCAGGGTTGTTTGGTGTCGGGATGGGGCTCATTTACGGTGTCTCGGGCTTTGTCGAAAGCGATCCAGGCCAGGAGCCCGGCGCCGACGGCCAGGGTAGATCCGGCAATCCAGGCGAACCAGGGGCTGTCGATGATGTAGGGAATGGCGCCGGCGAACGCGCCGGCCAGGAGCAAGGGCGCCCCCTTCTTGACGCTGCCGAAGGCCATGGCCAGGCCGCCGGCTACGACCAGGACGGCACCGGTCAGGGTCCAGATCTTCCGGTCGGAATCCTTCTCGACCCGGGTGATGTCGGCTCGGAGCTGCTTGTTCTCGTCCTTCAGCGCCTTGATCTCGGCTGCGCTGGCGGCCGCGCGTTTCTCGCCCTCGTTCCAGTCGGCCGTCAATTTGGTCAGGACCTTGCGCGCGTATTCCATCTGCGCTTGGTAGGCCTTGTCGTCCTGGGCCGCAGCCCTGGCCAACGCGAAAGCCTTGTCGCCCTCGCTGGCCGGCGGCAAATAGGCCTGGGCTAGCTTGGCTTCCGATCTGACCACGGCCGGTTTCTCGGCGTTGGTCTCGATCGCGACCAGGGCGCCGGCCACCCGGCCGTCGATCTTGTCCTGGGTCTTGCCGATCTTGTCCAGGGTATCGCCGCCGGGTGACGGCTGCGGATCCGGGGCCGGCGGCTGCGTCACGCAGCTGGCCAGTACCAGGCTGATCGCCAGGAAGGCCTTCACTTTTTGAATTCGTCGGCGATCGTCTTGGCCTTTGACTCAAGGCGTTGCGCGCGCTCGACGTTGTTGCGGTACAACAAGGCCCCGCCGACGGCGCCGGCGATGAAGGCAAAAGCTACGGAGCAGAGATACAGGATCATGGTGGTTATTTACTGGGTTTCTGGTTGGGATTGCGATGCTTGTATGGGTTCGTTTCCTCCCTCTTTTTGTCGGGCTTCTCGGGCTGCGTGGCCTCGATCGCGGCGTTCGACAGGGTCGTGTCGTTCATGCCCATCTGGACAACGGTGCCCAGGGTCGGGTTGGCCAGGGAGGCCCCGGCGACGGCGACGCCTTTAAGCGGCGGGATCGCGGCCTTGACGGCGGCCTTGTTGGCCGAGGCCATGGCCGCCGGCTTCTTTTCCTCGGGGCCGATCTGGGCGGTGGCGTAGCCCTTGACCGCGCGGGCTGCGTTGATCAGGTGCTGTCCGATCACACCGCCAGGAGGCTGGTCGCGCATCACGAACTTCATCGCCTGTTCGACCTTTGGGCCGAACGTACCCAGGTAGGACGCGGCGTTCAGGACGCTCGCCCACAACGGGTCGTTCTCATGCTTCTTGGTGGCTTCGGTCGGGTACAGCTTGTCGCGCAACGCGAACATCATCATGAAGGCCAAGATCCCGAGAGGCATCATGATCGCCGGGGCGATCAAGCGCATCCGGTCGGCGGCCGTGTGATCCCCGGTCGAGGCGCTGCGCTTGAGGTTGTCGTAGATCCGGCTGTTGGCTTCGGCCGCGTAGGAGTAGCTGAAGCTCTGCAGCTGCAGGAACATCTTGCCCATCAGGTTATCCTGGAAGACAGGGCGGTGGGCGCGATTGGCGCGGACCGCGGTCTGGTTCGTGAACCGGACCTGGGCTTCCTCGTACAGCTTGGACATCGGGCTGCCGTCCGTCATGATGGCAAGGCGCTGTTCGGCCGGAGCCGCCGCAAGCGTCTTCATCCAGGAGATGAAAGCCTGATGATCGGCTTCAGGGACACCCAGCTCGATCAGATCACGACGGGCAGATCGGCTGGCATCCATGCCAAACTTGTTCATCCAATGGCTTCCGTCGATCATGGCGCACAGGTCGGAGATGTAGCTGTGTCCGATCGCGTGCGACGCCTGTTGCTTGGCGGTTTCGGTGGCGTCCATCAGGTTGGCCTTGTAGATCCGGTTCGTCAGGAACCGCATCCGGGGATTCTGGTTGTCCATGCCAAGCTCCATGCTGTGCGTGGTCATCCAGGCGTCCTCCAGGCTATTGTGGATTGTGCCGATGTGTTCGGCGTATTGCTGCCAGAAGCTATCCTGGTGCAGCATGCCGATGATCGCCTTGTCCTTGGCGAATTCATTGACCGACCTGGTCCAGGTTTCGCCGTAGGCGCGGATCAGCGTGAGCGGGCTACCGGTCCGGATGCCCATGGACACCGGCTCGAAAAGGTTGCTCAAGAAGCTTTTGCCCAAGGCGCTGGCAGCCGTGTAAAGGGCCACGAAATCCATGAATTCCTGGCCGCGCTTTCCGATGCCAGGGGTAGCTACTCCGGCGGCCTGGCAAACCAGGTCACGCATTTCCTGGATAACCTCATGCGGAACCCCTTCGGCTTCCATGCCCTCGGCGTATTTTTGCCAACCCACCCTACCGTCCGCGCCAAACTTACGGGCCAGCTCGGCCGACTTGACGGCGCCGGCGACGTAGCGGCTGACCACCAGGAACGGATCCTTGGCTTGCCAGCGGCGCATGATGTTCTGGGCCTGGCGACCGAATTCGCGCTCGCGAGCGGAATTCTCGCGGCCGCCAGGAGCGGATCGCTCAAACAGCATGTTGAACTGTTCGGCGCCCATGCCGCGGACGTGCGTATTGTACAAGGCCAGGGCAGAGGCCGCGGCGGTGGCGTCCAGCTCGGGGCCGGACAGGGTCTTCGACAGCTCGATCCGATAAGCCCGCTCGGCGTCGGCCAAGAACCCGGCCCGGTCGGCCGCGATCATGGTCGAATTGTAGACGGCCGGGAAGTAATCGGGGACTTCGCCCAATTCCTCACCGGCGTCGACCCGGTACTGATGCAGATCGGCCAGGAGCTTCTTCAGGTCTTCGGCCATCTGGCCAACGAATCCGCTGTCGGTACGGCGGCCGGTGATGATGTCGGTCAGTTTCTCGTAAAACGCCTCGCGCGTAGCCGTGTCCTTCATGGCGGCCAGGTGGTTGCGCATGGGTTCCATGATGTCGCGGAACCGGTTCATGTATCTGGCCCTGGCGGTCATGATGGACGCCGGGATGGACCGCGGAGCTGCGCTGCCCTGGGAACCAGGACGATTGTGGATCATGTCGGCGACGGCCTGGATCGACGTGCCGGGGAAACGGCGCGCGTTCTGGTGGGCCTTGACGCTGATCCCGCTGAAATAGCGTCCGGTCACGATGTCCCAGGCCTTGTGCGCCGCGGTCAGCTCGGGGTTAACCGGGGCCGCGCCAGGAGGCGCCGCGGGAGGCGGGGACGGAGGAATGACCGGCGGGTAGGTCGGCGCCGGAGATTCGACGCTGCCGCCCACCTCGGAATTGACGGCCAAAAGATTGCCTTGTCCGTAGTGGCTTGTTTCCTCGTTGGTATTGGTTTCGGAATCAGGAGACTTGGATTCGCGTTTAGGGAAACTGAATTCACCAAACGGAACGGGAGATCCGATCGTCCAACCCTTGGGCGTCTTATTGTCGCTTAGGCCGAACTTCGCCGCTATCTCAAGGACCTTGGCGTCGGTCATCTTGCCCAGCCTTTCAAGGTTGGCCGTGTAAGCGTCCTTGCTTTCGTCGCTGCTGTAGACCAGGAAGGTTCGTTCCGACCAAACGGGCGTACCGTCAATCAACGTCCGGCTGTCCAGGATCGAAGCCATCTTGCTTTTGACATCGATCAGGGCGATTCTCGTCAGCTTGCCCTGGGCATTGTAATACGGGATGATGTGGGTCTTATTCTTGAGGATGTAATCCCTGGCGCGATCGAGAGCGGCAATAGGGTCCTCGCGAAGCTCGGCCAACAGAAGGTTTTTATCTGATCCGTTTTCCTGGGATTCAATGGCCGAAAGGCGCGCCGTGATTGCGTTGACATGCTTAAGCTTGTGCATGACGCCGAACCCTGATTCCTCCATGCCGACACCGGATCCCTGTACCATGCCTTCCTTTGTTTGCTGCTCGCCTTCACCGGAGCCTTGTTCTCCAGCCGTGGATACAACTGTGGTTCCATCGACCTGAATGTCAGACCTGGAAACCTCGGATTGAGGGGTCCCGGATCCAGGAGGATCGATAGGTTTCTGGGCGTCCTCGAAATCGAGGGACATCATGCCGTTCTTCAGCTCTACGGACACGATGCCGCCCTTCTTGGCTGGATCCGATTGAAGGGATTCTGCCGCTCTTCGTTTCAGGTCTCGCTGGGCTTCCGTAAGGCCGTCCTTACCTTCGGCGATCTGAGCCGGAGTTTTCAAATTTTCAGTTATCGGCCTTGCTTTGGTCCTGGCTGCTTCCTCCGGAGTGACGCTCATTCGTCCTCGGTCGCGCGTGTCACCCTGGCCGGCTTCGTCCTTGGCCGCGTTCTTGAAATCCTCGCGGGTGATCCGGTCGATGTCGTGCATGGACCTGGACAGCTTCCATCCGAAGGCCTTGCGAAGCGCGTCCTTGATGATCGACCAAAGGCGCTGGTACCATTTCTCGATCGTGGCCTCGCGCTCCGGGCTGCCTTCGGGCGCGTTCCTGGCTTCCTGGCGGGCGCTTTCCAGGTAGGCGTTCATTTCCTCGGCCAGGATGATGGCGAAGGAATCCTGCTGCCCGGCGCCTTCGGCCTTTTCCGCGGCGGCCAGCAGATCGGAAATTTCCTGGATGCTGAAAGTGGCCACGAAATCCTCGTAGCTGATGTCGTTTTCCAGGACGTCGGCGAAGCGACCACCCAGGGCCCGGATCACGTCGGCGAATTCGGGCTCGGTCAGCATGGCATGGGCGGCCCGGTAGATCGCCTCCTTGGCCGTCGGATCGGTTTCGGCCGCAGCCAGGATGTCCTGGGCCAGCTCCCGGACCAGGGCCGGGTTGAGGCCGCGCACCTTGTGGATGATCTCGTGGACGATGTCGCCCATCAGCTTCACCGTGTTGGTCTGCTTGTTGGCGAACACGACGATCTTGTTGGCCTTGGGGTCGAACCAGGCGTCAGCCCTTTCGTAGGCCATGCGCAGCTCAAGCCTGGAAAGGTGCCCCAGTCCGATCTGGTCGGCCATGCGGACCAGATCCTCGTAGTCCTTGATCACGACAAGGCGGCCTGATTCCTGCAGCGCGCGCAGGGTTTCGTTGCCCTGGACGACGGCGTTGACGTCCTGGACGCTCAGGGTCGTAGCGCCGGCCTCGGTTTCCTGGGACGTGGTGTTTCGGCGGCGTTCTTTGCCGTAGTCGGCACCAGGCTCGAAAGCGCCCGGGGATCCGTTGTCAAAACCGTTTCCGTCGGAACCAGAGAAATCCAGGGCGACGGCGCGCTGGTTGGCGCCGGTGATCTGGCCGTCCTTGATCGCCTTTTCGACGGCTTCCCGGACGGTGGACCTGATCTGCTCGGTGGTCATGCCTTCATGGGCGTAGCCCAAGCCTCCAAGCGCGATGATCGGCTTTCCGTCCCTCACCTCGACGCGGCCGAACGCGATGGAATTCTTCCAGATCTGGGAGGACCCGACCGACGTGGCCATTTCCCAGTCGTTGTGCGTCAGATCGTCCATGTTGATGCTGCCGTCGTCGTTCGTGTGGTAGGTGATGTCGTATTGGCTGCCAGGCAGCGTGTACGTGATCACCTCGCGGCCCTTGCGGTCGGTCTCGACGTGCTTGTCCACGTTGCTGGCGACGATGCCCTGGAGATCCGACACGCGGACCACGCGCATCCTGCCGTCCTTGCCGACGACGAACATGTAGCTGTCCTTGGCCTTGTCCGGATCGTGGCCGATCTCGGTGTAATAGGCCGGGTTCCTTTCAGGCTTGGCCTTGAGGAAGGCCTCGCGGCCGCCTCCGGGGATCGCCTGGTTCTCGCCGTCGTCGTAGCCGGCGGCCGGGTCGAAAACCTCGGGCATGCCATCGCCGCTGAAGTCATAGCCCTTAACCTTGTCCACGTCGGCGCCGATGTAGGCGGCGAGCTCCTGCTTTACCTGTTGACGGAACGCATCGTCCTCAATCCGGCCGACCATGGAAACGCGGATGATGTCGCCGGTCGCGTCGATCCGGCCATGGGC